GGAGCCCTCGTAGGTGAAGGCGTGGCCCACGAAGTTCGCGCTATCCGAGGCACCGCCCAGACTGAAGAACTCGAACGGGCGACCGAGGACCTTGGCGACACCATTGCGAGCGAAGCTGGTCTTGCCAACACCCATGGGACCGCGCAGAGCGATCACATTGCCGACCGACTGGGGATTGCTAATCCACTGGGCGAGGATCTGCATGATCTGGGTCTTCGCGCCGTTCATCCCGTAGACAGCGCCGTCCAGCGTCTTGCGGGTCTGCGCGAGAAAGTCCGAGCAGGGCTTGGGTCCATCGTCGAGCTTGACGGGAAGCGGAACATGGGTGCCAAACGGAACCCGAAGGAACCCATCGACCCACGACCGAAGCTTGTGATTCTCGCCACCCTCGTCGCTCATGCGATCGAGGAGATCCAGCTTCTTAATGACCGTCGCCTTGAGTGCATCCGAGATCGGAAGCTCCAGGATGCGGAACTTGTACGGAACATCGCCGTCCTTGACGAGCGCAGACAACTGCTTCATCTGCTTGTTGAGCTTCTTCTGCTTGGACTTGGGGAGCTCCTCATAGTAGTCTGCCTCATCCTCATTCAGGTCAAGGGCCGGAGCTTCCTCCTCCTTCTCCTTCTTGCCTCCCTTCTTCATGCGATGCGAGGGGACGTACTTGTTCATGAGGTAGCCGAGCAGACCGGACTTGGGAAGGTCCTCGTCCTCCTCCTCGTCCTCAAAGTCGTCAAACTCATCCTCATCCTCCTCGTCGTCGACAGACATCCCGCGACGGCCACGGTTATCAATTTCGATGCGGACGATGCCATGCTTGAGGACGGGGACCTTGATGAACTGCTCTTCTTCCTCCTCCTCGTCGTCCTCATCATTCTCGATCTCCTCGTCCTCCTCCTCGTCCTCCTCTTCGGTGTCCTCAACCTCCTCCTCGTCGGGGGGAGTGAAGTCCTCGTCCTCGGACTCGCTCTCTTCGGTCACCTTCAGGGTATCGTCCTCAATCCACTTCACGGACGGGTCGCGCTTACGAAGGTTGTACCGGCGAGGCATTCTTGCTGCCTCCCAAGAGGAAAAACGGCAGATGTTTCGTTTTCTGACACTAGTACAATGGAGGATCTGGAGGCGCTCATCGAGACGATTCAGACCGAGAACGACAAGCGGGCGGCGGCGGACCCCGTCGTCAAGCTCGCCCTCGGGACAGTCGAGACATTCCTCACGAACCACCCCGTCCTGTGTTACGGGGGCACCGCGATCAATAACCTTCTGCCCGAGAAGGATCGGTTCTACGTCCCCGGCGTCGACATCCCCGACTACGACTTCTTCAGCAAGACGCCCCAGGAGCATGCCATGATGCTCGCCAATCAGCTCCACGAGAAGGGCATCAAGAACGTGGAGGTCAAGCCGGGCATCCATCTGGGAACCTTCAAGGTGTTCGCAGACTATGAGGGCGTCGCGGATATCACGCAACTCGACGAGGACATCTTTCAGAAGCTCTGGGATGCGGGACTCGTGAAGGAGGGGATTCACTATGTGACCCCTGACTTTCTGCGGATGTCGATGTATCTCGAGCTCTCTCGTCCGCAGGGCGATGTCTCGCGCTGGGTCAAGGTCTACACCCGTCTTCAGCTCCTGAACAAGCACTACCCGATTGTCTGCAAGAAGGAGGACGCAGAGAAGCACCCACCGGTTCCGAAGGAGCTCAAGGCGAAGATCACGAAGATGCTTCGGACGGAGGATGTTGTCCTGATCGGCGTGAATGCAGCCGAGACGCACCTGGGACTGGACTGGACAATGCCGGTGACGCTTCTTGCGAACAAGGAGACCATCGAGAAGCTGACGAAGGGAATGGATGTGGTGGTCAACGAGGGCTCTGAGATCCTCCCGCCTCTCTATTTTGTGCGTCTCCCGGGACAGCCCGAGGGAACGACCGCCTATCTTCGCTTCTATGAGACCACCGCGTGTCATTCGTATCACAACGCGGGGGGCATCCGTGTGGCCTCCATTCCAACCATCCTTCAATTTTTCTTTGCGTATCTGTTCTCGGCTGCGACGAAGACCAACATGGAGAGCATTCTGTGTGTGGCCCAACGTCTCGTCGACCTTGCAGACCATAAGCCGAAGCGTCGCTTTGAGATCCTGACTCCGATTGACTGCATTGGACACCAGCACTCGCTCGTCGATATGCGAAAGGAGAAGGCCGTGCTCTACGAGAAGGTCTCGTCCAAGAAGACCTCCCCTGAATTCCTTCGCTATTTCTTTACGTATACGCCCACGATCTCGAAGACCAAGAAAGCCAGTCTTCGGAAGGCGCTTCGCAAGACTAGGCGTTCCTAAAGGTCAGTACCGTCCGATACTGATACGGCAGACCAACGCACGACGAGCAATCCTCCTTGCGTCCCTGCGTGAAGTCCAAGAAATACCCGTACCCATTTGGCGTCCGATTGCGCCACGCATTTGCACCCGTCGTGGACGCAAAGTTCTGATAGATCTCCTGAAGCCGAATCCGTTTCGTCACGTCAGAGGCTGTCTGGAGCCGGAGCCCCGTGATTCCTGAGACGTCAATGCCACGTTGTCCTCCGGAACTCATTTGTTTAGGTCGCAGAATTTAACCGCCCGATGTACCAGGTGATATCGAAATAGCCGTGCTTCCCAACGGACTCCTCGGGGAGCACCGGCGGGGGCTCGCTTGACATCGCACTGACCTCGGCATACGAGAGCGCCTTCCGCCAATAGTAGAGACGCCCGATGTACCCGTTCCAGTTCGGGCCCGTCGTGATCGGATCCTCATTGAGGTCCGGGAGTTGCGTGAGCGTGTGGCGCTGACGGAGGGTTCCGTTGATGTAGACGTCGACCGCCTGCTGATCGACCACGATCGCAAAGTGGATCCACTTCAGCGCGGGAATATTCGGGATGAGGATCGTTTCGCTCGTCCCGTAGGTCTTGACGGAGACGATCAGCGAATTCGAGGTCGAATCAAGCGTGAGCGACGGCGCTCCACCCTTCGAGAAGATGGTCCGAGGCGTGCCCCACCCCTGGGTGAAGTCCTTGAAGAGGACCCATCCCGTGTACGAATAGACACGCCCGCCTCCCTGGTTGAAGGAGGGAAGGAGAGAGGCGCCGGACCGAGAGGTCGAGTAGAGCCCCTCCTGGAGGCCCGCGATAATCGGTGTGGCATCCGCTGGAGTCGAGGAGAGGCTTGAGGAGATAATCATATAGAGGACGAATCCTACGATGAGGAGGATCCCGAGAATCACCCACCAGCTCATTGTGTGTTACGAAGAAACAAACCCTCGCGGACCAAGCCTCAGAATGGGAATCCGAGGGCCAGCCTGGGCAGGTCCCTGAGATGGCATCTGCGCTCCTGATGGAGTCCAGACAGCCTTCAGCATCGTGTCATAGGTCGTCCGCTTCTGGTTCTCGAGGGTTGCGGAACTGACCCTGCGATCGCCCATCTCATAGAGGTAGTGGATCCGAGATGGATCAGACCGGAACTCGCGCTCCAGGAATCCGCGCTTGGCCATGCGAATGGTCCAGTCGAGATCCTCACCCCGGACCGCATCCCCAAAGTGAACCAGCTTCGCAACATCGGTCATCATCGGGTTGAGATGATTGGGAGGACGCAGAAAGACCTCATCCCGTGCCATCATTCCGGAGAGGGTATTCTCAAGGCTGTGCGTGAAGGTATACTGCTGGATCTGTCCCCGAAGGCGCATGACGTGATAGCCACCCGCAATCGTGTCGCGAATGTCCTCGACATACGCATCCGTGATCTGGTCGTCGTCATCGATGAAGGACATGTACTTTCCAGTGGCACCCTGGAGAAGCTCTTCGCGCTTTCGACCCACACTCTTCTCGCGGTTGTCGAAATTGATGACGATGTCGACGCGGAGCCCAGGAGCAAGGCGATCGACCTTCTCGCGAATCCCCTCCATGAGAGACTTGAGCGAGGCCTCTCGCCCCGGAATCGTAGGAATGAGAATCGACCAGTCGTACGGATAGACCTTCCGATTGATGTACGTATACATGTCCTCGTTCCAGTACTTCTGATTGCGGTCATAGAGCGCGTCCATATATTGACTGTAGCCAGCCCCCGGATGCTCGTGGCGAATGATGCAGGATTGGATGTACTGGCACCGGTCTGCGTACATTCCGCGACAATGGTCCGTGAGCTCTGTATCGCAGAAGAGGCTCTTGTACGCCGGGTCGTAGATCATCCCCCGCTGATCATAGAAGGCCCGTCCAAAGATGCAGAGCGTATTGAGATTTGCACCCTGGCATCCGTCGTTGAACCAGAGGATTCCATTGCGGTCCGGGAATCGGGCCGTCATGTGGTTCCGAATCACGTCGTCATAGCCTCGCATCTGCGGGACCATGTCATCGGAGACGAGCACGACGATATCCCAGTCCCAGTCGACTTCGCTCATGTTCGCATTACAGGCTTGGATTTTGTTGGAATTGGGACTCGAAAAGATCCGAGACCATGCACAGGGCGCCAGGAGCCTCTGGAGCTCTGCCGTGTCTTTCATGGTCGGATCATCGATGTCACAGGAGACCGCAACTCCGAGGAGTTCGGGATGGGTTGCGAGACGAATGTAGGTTCCAAGGGTTTTGAGAACGCGGGCCGGACGACTCCGCGTAGGGCACTTGAGAAGAATCCGCATACTCTTTAGAGTACATAGTTACTTAATTCCTTTCCAGCTTTATCGAGCGTGCTAAAGCGGAAGGTGTAGCCGAAGAGCGAGGCAATCACCGAGTCTGCAGGAGTCGTCGTCGTCGCAGGAGAGGGAGCCTGGCAATTCGTGCCGGCTGCAGCAAAAGCCTTCGCAGCCACTGGACCGATCATATCGGTATACGACTTGAAGTTGCAGACGGAGCCCGAGAACCCGTTCGCGTTGTCGCCGATCCGGACCTCACCCAGAACAGGCTTCGGGATTCCCGGGAGCACACAGGACTTCACGAGGCGCCCGTCGATGTAGATGTCCACGTTGCGCTGGAAGACCGTCACGGACACCGCAAACCACCGCTGGAGGGGGACGTTCTCGACCGTGCAGGTGAAGGAATCACCGGTCGCCGACGTCGCACCCGTGCCTCCCGTAGGGTAGATCGCGATTTTGACCTGGAGGCTGTTGTCCGTCGGGTGGAGCGTGATATGCGGGCTGACATCCGTCGACGCTGCAGCCGTCCCGACACGCTTGATGATCGTCTTCTCCTTGGAGAAGTTGTAGTCCCAGTCCGCGATGTAGACCCAGAACTGCATCCCGAAGGAGCCATTCGCTCCAATCGGAGCATTCGCCGCCGGAATAGTCGTCAGGATCTTCCCGGAGACAGGCGCTGGGACCTGATCGCCCGAACTCGAGGCGTCACCCGTCAGGCTGATCCCGGGCTTCCCCTTCGACTTCTGGATGGAGTTGTAGATGATGATGCCAACCAGGAGCGTAATCGCTCCGGCGATCAGCACCAGCACCGTCTTCGCGGATCCCGCAAGCCAGGATCCCATCCCGGACCGAGGGGGAGAGGGAGCCAACGTATAGGAGGGCATCGTCTGCGTCCCCATGGCAGATGACGTCCCAGAGGAGGATGTGAACGGCCACATTTGTATGAAGCAAGGAACTTTCTCGGGGAGGGGTTCCTTACACAATGGAAAAACGGACAGGTCTGCCACACCCCCATCAACAGCAGATGTTCTGTAACAATTGCGGTGGACGAGGTCACTTATTCCGAATGTGTAAAGATCCCGTGCTCTCCTGTGGTCTCCTCCTGATCGATGCAGGTCGACTTCCTGTGGACCCCGATGCGATTCGCGTGCTCATGATTCGTCGAAAGGACAGCATGAGCTTCGCCGAGTTTCTCCGCGGAAAGTATGACCCGACCAACATTCCGTACGTCTCGACGCTCGTCAAGAACATGACCTTGAAGGAACAGGTGGCCATTGCAACGGAATCCTTCGAGACGCTCTGGAAGAACCTGTGGGGCGATGACCGCTCGTCCTCGGATTTCCAGACCTCCAAGGAGCGCTTCTACCAACTCGATCGAATGGCCCTGATGCGCGATAACCTCTCCGAGTACACTGAACCCGAATGGGGCTTCCCGAAAGGCCGACGGATGCGCGGAGAGACGGATCTAGCCTGTGCGGTTCGCGAGTTCAACGAAGAGACCAATGTTCCCCGCGATGCCTACGTTCTGCTGAATAACATCCTCCTCGAAGAAACGTTCACGGGTCTCAATGGTGTCCGGTACAAGCACATTTACTACGTGGCCCTTCTCATCCATCCCGAGCTCATCAATCTCACCCAGAAGTTCACTCCCATGCAACGGAGAGAAATCTCCGGACTTGCGTGGAAGACGTTGCGCGAGGCCGACAGCCTCATTCGTCCCCATCATGTTGAGCGTCGAGCCATGCTCGGACAACTCACCAGCATTCTCTCCGTCTTCGAAACGGACTAGATCTTGAAGCGATACAGATACACGGTCAGGCAGTAGGCGACCACCGAGAGCAGGAAGACCCACCACCACAGCGGGAACACGGTGGCATCGCGGTCTTGAGTTCCAAAGGGACGAATCCGTCCCTCACGCCCAAAGGCAATGCTGGGCTTGAGATACAGGAACCCCGCCATGAGAAAGAGATAGATGGCGACCATCAGCGTACGATAGGATTTCCGCCCCATTATCAAATCCTCACGAAAAACAATGGCGCGACCGTACATCCTTCCAAATCGGAAAGCCTTTGCGGATGCTGTCGCTCGCATCTTTTTGAAGTACCCGACACCGCCTGCGTCCCAAGAAGACAAGGATGTCGATCTCTGTCTCAAGCGGGACACGGGGACACGTGAACTGCTGCCCCATCAGAAGATCGTTCGCGATTACCTGTCCGCGGAGACTCCCTATCGCGGTCTCCTGCTCTACCACGGCCTCGGGTCCGGAAAGACATGTTCCTCCATTGCCGTCGCCGAGTCGCTTCTCTCGACGAAGAAGGTCTTTGTCATGCTTCCCGCCTCCCTCGAATCGAACTATCGCGGAGAGCTCCAGACGTGCGGCGCGCCTCTGTACGTCTACGACCACCATTGGCGCCAGCAGTCCCTGAATGATGAGACCCGCGAGATTGCCAAGCGTCTCGGTCTCTCCGACGGCTTCCTCGATCGCCAGGGTCTCTTTTTCACCACGGTTGCAGGCGAAGAGCCCAACTATACGAAGCTCCCGAAGACAGCCCAGGATGCGATTCAGGCGCAATTTGATGATGTGCTCGCCCAGCGGTTCACCTTCATCCGCTACAATGGTTTATCCTCTGCGAATATCGCAAAGTATGTCCCTGAGGACGGTTCTAACCCGTATTCGGGTAGCGTGGTCATCATTGATGAGGTCCATAACTTCATCTCCCGAGTCATCAACGAATCGGAGCTCGGAGGCAAGCTCTACGAGCGAATCTACAACGCAACTGACTGCAAAGTGGTCGCCCTCTCCGGGACGCCCGTCATTAATCGTGCGAACGAGCTTGCCTTCCTCATGAACCTCCTCCGTGGACCGATTGAGCGCATCGCGATCCCGATCAAGTCCATTCCCACATGGGATGAGGAGAAGATGACGAGTATCCTGCGCGGGGTCCCCGACCTCGATACGGTGGAGTACAACACGCTCAAGAAGTACATCCTCGTGACCCGGAATCCTCCCAACTTCCGCAGCATCTACAACGAGAAGGGAGACCGGATGGCCGTTCAGTACAAGCCTGAGATGGTGTCGATCACGAGTCCCCAGGATTGGGTCTCCTCGTGGAAGTCCACCTTTGAGACGGAGATTGGGGGTGCTGAACTCGCGATCGATCGTGTGACGGTCGAACAGCTGGAGTGCCTGCCCTCGGACTACGAGGAATTCGCAGCGATGTTCCTCGACGGACTGCAGATCAAGAATGCGCTTCTCCTCCAGCGCCGGATTCAGGGCCTTGTCTCGTATTTCAAGGGAGCGGATGAGCGAATGCTTCCGAAGGTCATTGAGCCCGAGGCCATGCTGGAGCAGGTTCCCATGTCCACCGAGCAGTTCAATCACTACCTCGACGTTCGGTTCAAAGAGATCCAGCAGAACAAGCGTCGCGCGACGATTGGAACGGATGACAAGGAGATGAAGACCTTCCGCGTGAACTCTCGCCTGGCGTGCAACTACGCCATCCCACCCGACATGCGCCAGCTGAATGAAGATGCAGCGTCGGAGGATGCGATTCCCGACAAGGAGGTCATTCTCAACAAGCTCCGTGCAGATCCCAAGCGGTTCCTCTCCGAGAAAGCCCTCGAGACGTTCAGTCCCAAGATGCTCCGGATGCTGAAGAACGTCAAGGCCTCGATGGGAACGGCGGAGGGCTGGAACAATCAGTTCGTCTACTCGCAGTATCGCGAGCTCGAAGGCTTGGGCGTCTTTGGGGCAATCCTCGACGCCAACGGCTGGCAGGAGTACAAACTCACGAAGCAGAACAATCAGTGGGTCGAGGATCCGACCATGACCTCAGAGAAGCCTGCGTATGCCTTCTTCACGGGCGCGAAGGCGGGAGATGATGCCGAGAAGCGTGAGCTCATCCGCCAGATCTTCAACGGGAGTTATGCCCGCGATTTCCCTGCCAGTCTCAAGGCGTCTGTCGAGAGTCGGGGCAAGAAGATCCTCTGCCTGTTCATGGCCTCGTCGGCGGGTGCCGAGGGCATTACGCTCCTGAACGTCCGTCGGGTTCACATCATGGAGCCCCACTGGAATCCTGCGCGCCACGACCAGGTCATTGGACGTGCGGTTCGTATCTGCTCGCACGCAAGTCTGCCTCAGGATCAGCGCACCGTCAAGGTCAGCTTCTATGTGTCGGTCTTCACCGAGGAGCAGGCGAAGTCGACAGAGGGGTCGAACAACGTCGTGCTGGTGCGTCGCTCGGACATGGCCACCAAGCGGTATGAGGGAGATCCGTCAGACGTCTTTATGACGACCGACCAGTACCTCTATGAAATCTCGTATGAGAAGGACGTGACGACCCGGAGGTTATCCTCCTTGTTGAAATCAGCTGCGGTCGACTGCGAACTCCACAGGAAGCTCCATAGCAAAGAGACTCCTGTGGTTTCCTGTATGCGGTTCGATAGCACTGCAACGGGGGAAGATTTGGCGTATAAGCCGAACGTCAAGTCCGACGACACGGACATGACGTATCTGCGCAACATGACGAAGCGCAAACGCAGGCTTCAGAAGGTGGCGATCAAAGGGATGGTCTTTCTGATCGATCCTCAGACCAAGGAAGTCTATGATGGACCGGCGTTCGAAGATGAGCAACGCCTGCTTCGGGTCGGAGTCCTCACAACTCCGACGTCGATTGAGTGGATGCTCCCGTGAGGACCTCACGCATTCAGGAGATCCTCGAGCCATCCGTCGCAGACATTGGTCCAGGTCTTGAACGGATACGTCCTCAGCTTCGCACGGAGGGTCGGGAGCGTCTCAATTGCAGTCCGCATCGCCGTCGCGACAGAGTCCGCCGTGAAGGTCGGGGCCCATCCGCCCAGAGGCATGGCTCCCGGGAAATACGCATCATCGCCGGGAGGAATGAACACCGCAGTCGTCTCATCGAGGAAGGTGCGGAAGCTTCCGATGTCCGTGACAACCTGGGGCGCGCCCGTAAGCATGTGCTCCAGCTGGCAGAGACCAAAGCCCTCGCCGTCAGAGGTGTTGATGCCAAGATCCGCAGCATTGTAGAGCTGGTTGATACCCTCATCGCCCACGACGTTCGGAGGCGACGTATCAATGAGAACCAGGTGACTGAGCGCCATCTGGTCGAGACCTACGCGCGCAGCCTCACGCTGGAAGATCGTCGGGATGTCATAGTACGCACCGGCCTGGGGATTGATGTTCGTTGCGATGATGAGATAGGCATTCGGGTTGCTCTTGAGGACGCGGGCAAATCCGGAGAGGGTGAGATCCAGACGCTTGCGCTGGCTGTTCCGGTTCGCGTTGAGGAAGACAACGCCCGAGGCGGGGATTCCGAGAGACTTGCGGAACATCAGACGGGCATCATCGGCCAGAGGACTGAAGGTGGTCGAATCCGCAGCATGCTCGAGAATCCGCACATCCGGGAAGTCTCCGTAGGAGAGGAACTTCTGCTTCCAGATCTCCGTGAAGCAATAGACGCGGTCGGCGTGGTCGTGGATCGTCTTCATGAGGGGCTGGGCGATTCCATCGTACACCTGGTCCACATAGATCCAGAGCTTGTAGGTCGACGTCTTCTTATCGTGCTTCATCGCCTCCACAAACTTGTGGATGATGAGGGGGTCATTGTAGATCATCACGACATCCGGGCCGACCATCTCGAGGTAATCATGGATCTTGTTGAAGCCGAACCCCTCCTCCTTCGGGTCCTCGTTGGCGGCTGCATCGTACTGATTCACACCGGCGGGCGCCTTGCGATGGCTCGGAGCGTTCGGGTGGCGCTGGAAGCCGTAGTGAAAGAGCTTGACCCGAGGAGACAGGGTCGAGGCCTGCTTGAGAAGGTTATGCGCGACCTTCGAGTAGCCGGTGGTCTGATCAATATGAGTGCTGATGAGGACGACACGCATTTGAAGTCTTACGGTGCGTCGCGTATAAATCTCTTTGCGTAAGACAATGCAGATCAATTCCGCTCAAGATTACCTGACGATGAAGAAGCGCCAGCTCGTCTCGACGTCTTACTATTCGACGCCTCCCGAGCAGAAGAACAAGACGAACGCCGTCCATCTCAGCACGATTGCGAACAATGCGACGGTCCGTCAGGTTCTCCACGTTCCGACCCCGTCCGGCTGGGGAGATGCACCCGGGGGCATCACTGTGACAAGCTGGTGCGCGGGGTGTGAGAGGTCGACAGGTGCTCCGGGTACGTTTCAGAGTGTGAACCTCAAGGACATCGTGTCTCGCCAGGCCCTCCGTCCGATTGGGATCCTTTCCCAGCAGTAAGCATGGACGATTCCATCGCACGTTGGGTATGTATCCGTGGGTTCCAACTTGCAAGCCTCTTCCTGTTCTTACGATTCGTCTATCTCGTCGAAGAAGAAAGTTAAAGATTCCGTCTGCGTAGATACAAATGCCTGGCGGACTTCTCCAGTTGGTCGCCGTCGGGGCTCAGAATGAATTGGTCAACGGCAGTCCGTCCATGACTCATTTCCGAGCCGTCTACCGTCGCCATACCAATTTTGCCATGGAGTCCATTCGGATGAGCTTTTCGGCCTCCAATCTTGAGTTTGCCCCGACGGGGACGAGAACTCTCTCGTGTCGCATCGATCGCTATGCCCAGCTCCTCCACGATACCTATCTCGTGCTGACGCTTCCGGACATCTGGTCTCCGCTGAAGTACCTCGGGTCCTCGACACCGACACTTCCTTCGGGCTATGGATCGGATACGACGTCGACGGCACCGAATGCAATCGGCTATGAGTTCCAGTGGATCGACAACATCGGCTACAATCTCATCGATCACGTGGACCTCACGATGAACGGGCAGGTGATCCAGTCTCTCCGCGGAGAGTGGCTCAAGCTCTATTCCTATCTGACACACGATCAGAACAAGCGCCAGATTGTCGATCAGATGGTCGGAAACGTTCCCGAGCTGACGGATCCCGCGAATGCCTATGACCGCCGGAACCAGTACCCGCACGCGATCACGCCCCTCACCATTCCGGCTCTCCTCCCGAAGACCACGGTTCCTGAGCCGAGTATCCGCTCTCGCCAGCTTGTCATTCCGCTCCACTTCTGGTTCGCAGAGAACCCTGGCCTTGCGCTCCCTCTGGCGGCGCTCCAGAATTCGGAGGTCTACATCAACGTGACGCTCCGGAAGGTGACGGACCTCTATACGGTCGTGGATGTGAACCCGGAGAGCCTCACCTACGGACAGCGTGTGGCTCCGGAGAACTACCCCCTTCAGCTGTTCCTGAGCCCTCCGCTGACAACGGGACTTCCCAGCAACCCTCTGCTCACGACGTTCTTCCCCGATCCGTATCTCGAGGGCAACTTCATCTATCTCACGGAGACGGAGTGGAATCAGATTGCGAAGGCAGATACGACCGTGCTGATCAAGACGGTTCGCTATCTCGGAAAGGAAGGCCAGTTCGGTGGCAATACAGACCTCGAGATTCCAATGTACAATCTCGTGACCCGCATCGTGTTCGCAGCCCAGCGCTCGGATCGCATCAAGGCGAATGACTGGGACAACTACACGAACTGGCTCAATCCCAAGCGGGCTCCCTGGACTCCCACGAGCACTGCGGTTCCGGCCATGTATTCCTCCGGACAACAGCAGACGAGCTCGACGTTCCCACGCGATCCCATGATCGACGGCGTCCTTCTCTTTGATGCCAAGGAGCGCTTCCAGACGAAGCCCCTGCCCTATTTCTCTCAGCTCCAGATGTACCGGCATACGACGGGCAATGCGCCATCCCTTGCGGGGATCTACATGTACTCCTTCGCACTGGACCATGATCAGTACCAGCCAAGCGGAGCTGTGAACGGCAGTCTGTTCAACAAGATCGTTCTCCGCCTCACGCTCCAGCAACCCCTTCCGCAGGCGAGCACCACAACAGGCGCTGCAACGAC